CAAATGCAAAGCCGTAGTACTTTGTTCTAACTAACTCAGTCTGTATGTCATGCTCAGCCCTTAGAGACTTACTCCAATCAGGATTCCTAATGACACTTGAGAAATGGTTATACAGATCGTGTGATACCTCGATGTCTTGATACCAGTAGTCAACCATCTCTTGGCTGTATTGAGTCCAGTCACTGTGATCTCCTTTATACTTTCCAAGACGTATACCCCAAGCCTGTAGGCCATGAGGTGACTTAGCCCCCTTGGGTATTTGTATATCGTAGTCAACCATTCGACTTACGATCAGTGTGTCTATGATTTTCTTTGGGTCAATCAATCTGGGTTTTAGTAAGCTGTTAAGTTGAACGGCATCGAACTGTAAGAAGTTGTGGCCAACAATAAGGTCAGCCGCTTCGTACCACTTGATAGCCTCAGCCTTAGCGACAGGGTCTTCATGGCAGTTATCGAAGCGAGTAACCTCACCTGTACTCAAGTCCTTACCACCGCAGATCCAAAGCTTCTGGCAGTTGGTAAGACCCTCCGTCTCTATGTCGCTTACTACAATTCTCATACTGAAAACGAAACCTCTTCTAGGAGTGTTGTGTCAGGGTCATAGTATACCGAACCTGCGTTACCCAACTTAGCGAATGGTCTGTTCTTGTCAACGTTAAAGTAAGTAGTGTTTCTTTCTGCCTCGTCTTCAGCTTCAGTGTCACGAGTAAGTTTGATACACATGATAGCCTCTTCCTCTAGTGAGGCAGCATACTTGGTACGTCCATCGTCATTCACCTGAGAGATAAAAACAACGCCAATGTTTAGTTCCTTAGCAAGCTGTGCCATACGAGCACCAAGAGTTGTAAGAGTACTCGTAGCACCCTCCACACCAGCACTAGACAAGTAAGCCAAACGTTGTACGTGATCAATAAAGATAAAGCTTGCACCATAAACTGTAGCAGCCAAGCGAACGTAGTCCAACAGCTTCATTGGGTCATCGTGTGCTTGCATCTCAAAGATAATAGTCTGATCGTCTCGTGCTGCTATTTTAGCTGCAAGGATTACATCGTCTTCTGTAACACCATTCTCTGCTGCATCTTCTTTAGTACGCACGTTACAACCTAGCTCATACGTAGCCATAGAACGGTACGTTGTAGACTTCATCTCTTCCATATGTAGTAGGGCAATCTTAGCTTCAGACTTCAGTAAGCCAACCTCAAAGTATCGGATCAACTCAGTCTTACCTTGGCCACGTAAAGCTTTAATGAATGTAAGGCCACCCTTAACCAACCCTCTGATCTTATCGTCGAGTGCAGTGTGACCAGTTGGTACATACTCATAAGGGTTCTCTGTCTTGATAGCCTTCTCAACCTCAAGGTCACCAACAAAGAAGTTATCTGGTGAAAACCGTTGAGGCTTAATAGCAGCCCACTTCAAGTCATCCTGATCGCCAGCCTGTATGAAGTCGTTAGCATCTTTGTGCTTAGTCAAAGGTACGTAGTAGAACTTCTCAGGAAACAATTCGTATAGACGTGTAGCTGCACCCTTACCAGCGTCATCCTGCTCACCACCGTAGACAATCTCTTGGAAGGAGTTGAGGTAGTCAAAGTTTTTCTTGATGAACTTATCTGACAGTGACGCTGAAGGTATAGACTTAACAGGAAAGCTTTTACCTAACGCTTGATAGAGAGATGCAGCATCGAACTCACCCTCAGTAAGGTAGATACGTTTGCTTGAGCCAGCATTAAAGGCAGGTCCAAACAGATCCTGTAAGGCACCCTTCTCTTCAGTCCAGAACTTCTTCTCCTCAAAGCCTCTGTACTTGACGTTCGAAGGGTACTTAAATGCGTAGCGTACAGCATCACCTTCACTGTCCATCTGTATCTGAATACCGAATAGTTTACATACGTCAGCGTCGATACCACGAATGCCACTGAACTTAGCAGAAGCTATCTGTCTAGTATGTACTGGTGGTTTCATTGTGTTTACTGGGTAGGACTCCTCTGCCCATTCAGATATCTCACTGCGAAAGTTAGGGCGTGGGTACTTGCCAGGTTTACCTGTCTTACTCTCACAGACATGGCAGAAACCAGACTTAGTGTCTGAGTTATAGTAGAACCCATCAGAACTACCACAGTCATTGTACGGGCAAGCCACACGCTCTACATCGAACTTCTTTTCTTCTGATGCTAACATCATACTGGTGCTCCTTCTACCCAATCGTCCCACTCTTCGTTCTCGTATGCGGAACCTATGTCCCTGTTGAACTGAAGATCATTAACGTGTTGGTGTAACAGGTGGAGTACGTCTTCCTTTGATAGGCCGTTCTCTCTCATGTAGTCTTTAATAGCGTCTTCAACAGGTGTATCGTGTGTGTTGTTGTCCATAGTATTAGCCTTTCTGTATTATATGAAACATACCTTCAGTCTGTTCTAGGGAACTTATTATGTCAAGTAGCTGTTGATACGTCATGATCACCATCTCATACTTATCTAAGTCATCATCCCACTGACGTATGTAAACCTTGTCACTCTCTGAGACAATCATTTCGATATCATTCATCTCGCCTGTCTCATCAAGACTTGTAATGATAGATGCGTCAGACTCAAACTCTACTGTGAACATAGTAAGATCCCTTATAGTTTCTCTTCGCCGTTAAGTAAGTTGATACGCATGTTGGCATACCTGATAACTTTCTCTAGGTCAATGATCTCACTCTCAACAGGGGACTTACCCTCATACATCTTATACCCTGCGCGACTAGCATACTTAACTATGTTACCCCGCCAGAACTCAAAGCCGTTACGCATGATGTACGTGATGGGTTCGATCTTCCAACGTGCGTAGTGATTAGGCTCATGAACTATTTCATCGTTAGTATTACAAGGTTTACCCATCATATCTTTCCACTTAGCCATGATACTTATCCTTCTTTTGCTTTGGTTGTATGTCTGCTTGCTCCTCTACGTGAGCACTGTTGTACCTCAAAACGTGGGCTTCAGCCTCACCCTTAGTATCAAAGATCAAAGGCTTAGAGTCATACGTGAAGGGGTTCTCCGATGTGGCATACATCCACTCACCTTCGTCTACTTCAACGTTTACTAGGTATCTTTTACTCATCTGCTGTCTCCCCTAATATATCTTTGAACACATAATCTAAGTCTGTTCCTGTTGCACCACAGTACAGCAGTAGCTTCAGCCCTAACTCGTGGACTAACGCTGCTGTCTTATCGTCTAGGTCCAAGGTGCAGGTAGCACTGCCATCTTCATGTTCAGTCAAGGCTGTAACTTTCATTGTTCCTACCTTAGTCATCATTCACCTCCTTGTTATGCTTACGTATATCTAGTTTAGTACGCATTAACTCTTTCGTATGCTTACGAAACCTCTTGTTATACGCACGTTTGATCCTCTTTACTTGACCCGCTTTCCATAGGTGAAACTTACGTGCTTTAGTTAGCGCATCATACTCATCACCGCCCTTCATAGGGATACGCTTACCCATCATCATCATCCGTTAGTGCATCCCATGCTACAGGAAATAGTTTAGCCATGTGATTACTGATCTGATTAGCTACCACTCGTGTCTCTGCCTGTGTGTCAGGCTTGCACCGTAGTCTACACATATCAGCAAAGGCATCAAGGCTACCTGACCAGTACCACTCAGTCATTGTAGACTGCGGCAGCACCATACGGGCTTGTTCAGGCGCTACCCCATGCTTCAGTAGATCTTTGTAGACATGCGCCGATATTTTGTAGTAGTTTCCTTTGCCTTCGTACCCTTTCCAACTACAAGTTATGTGGGCATAAGCAGGTAGGTCTACTTTACCTTCACTACCCTGCTTCTTGTCAGCACTGCGTCCACGCCATACATAAGGCTGATAGAACTCAGGCTCATCATCGACATACCTACGGCTGATCTCATTCCAACGTAAGAACTTATGCTTAACTAACTGTCGTGCTACAAAGATAGGGGCCTTGACGTGGAAGGATGCGAAGGCATGACCAAAGGGACTGATGTGCTTGTGCTTGGCAAGGTAGTTGATGAGCTTGGTATCGCTATCAGATATCTTCATGTTTTCTTGGTCAATATCAATGCGGCATGAACCACATTCCCACAGGTTTATATGCTCATACTTTGAAACTTTCGGTTCACCACAGTTATGGCACTCCTTCGTGAACTCACTCTTCTTACCGAA